GTAGTGAAATGGGAGAGGAAGAACTGACTGTCGGGAATGACCAGTGTGGTTGCGGACAGGATGCTGATGGCTGCGACTGTTCCTGTGGCGAGGATGATGAGGAAGGTACTGACGGGGACGAATGACAACGCTCACGAAGGGACCAAGCCTGAGTGACTACCTGTTTCAGAAGGTAGGGTTCTCTCCTACGGACGAGCAGAGACTCATCCTTGATTCCCCCTATCGTTTCAACCTCGTTGCAGGCGGCGAGCAGGCAGGGAAAAGCCTCATAGCGAGTAAGTACCTACTCTCACGTTTTGCCGAGGGGGAGTCGCGTGGCCTGTACTGGCTCGTCGCTGCGGACTACGAGAGGACACGGGCAGAGTTCGAGTATCTGTTGCAGGACTTCTCGACGCTCGGTATCCTCAGGGAAGCGTCAAAACGGGTCGACCCCGGACACCTCGTCCTTGCAGACGGGACCCGTATCGAAACGAAATCAGCCAAAGATCCCCGGACACTCGCAATGAGGGCCCCAAACGGAATCCTTGGGTGCGAGGCATCACAGCTCGACATGGAGACGTTCTTCCGACTTCGGGGAAGGTGCGCCCCCAAACGGGGATGGATGTTCCTGTCGGGGACGTTTGAGGGGAGCCTGGGGTGGTATCCCCAGATGTTCACCGCCTGGGGTTCAGGGGCGGATAAGGAAGCCAGGTCGTTCTCCCTCCCTAGCTACACCAACGTCCACCTCTACCCAGGCGGTTCCAGTGACCCGGAGATACTCCGGCTCAAGGACGTGTCAAGCGATGACTTCTTTATGGAACGGATCGAGGGGAAACCCTCTCCACCAAGAGGAGTCGTGTTTCCAGAGTTCCGTCCAGATGTCCATGTCGGGGAGGTCGAGTATGAAAAGGGAGAACCGGTGCACCTCTGGATGGATCCGGGGTACGCTGGTGCCTACGCTGTTGAAGTCGTCCAGGTGCGCGGGGAGCAGATCTGCGTCGTCGATGAGATCTACGAACAGGGGCTCGTCACGGAAGATATTATTGACGTCGCCCAATCTCGGCCCTGGTGGCAGGATGTACGGTTCGGAGTTATTGATATCGCCGGGAATCAGCATCAGGCTATGGCTGCGCCCACGGAGGTATGGATGGATAAGACCGGGCTGTATCTCTCAAGCCAGAAGATTCGGATCAACGAGGGAACAGAACGGCTGAAGGGGTGGCTCAAGATCGACCCGAAGACCCATGCAAGCAGGATTGTCTTTAATCCGAAATGTCATGGTATACTGTCGGAGTTCGGTGCAGCGCCCAACCCGTTTGACGGGCAGACAAAGGCGTACCGCTGGAAGACAGACCGTGAGGGGAATATAGTAGGGGATATACCCGAGGATAAGAATAACCACGGCGTCAAGGCGGTTATCTATGGTCTGATAGACCGGTTCGGCTACGGATACGTCGAAGGACGTGACCGTATCCGGGTGAAAAGGTGGGTGTAAATGGCACGACGGAAACCAGAGGATATCGTCGATCTCGTTGACTCGCACTACGACGCGACGGAACCACTCCGTTCCCGTATGGAGGACGACCACGCCCTCTACCGGCTCGAACCGTATGACGCGGGAGAGGGATACCAGAGCTATACCAGTAACGAACCTATGACCTTTGCCGATAAGGTCATGGGCTGGATAGCCAGTGCGGAGATGACCGTCCGTGTCCCTCATGACGGGGCGGACGGGGAACTCCGTGAGAAGAACGACCAGAAGGAACGGTTCCTTATCGGCGTGCTCCGTGCTGCCGATGAACGGCTGTGTTCCCTGATGATGCCGAATCTCAGGGATCAGCTTGCATGGTACGCTGTGCTCAGGGGATGGTACGCCGGAAGGGCGCTCCTCGCCAAGAGGGCAGACGGGACGACCTACGTCGATATCACACCGTGGGACCCGCTTCATACCTACTGGGGAACAGGAGCGGATGGACTGGAATGGGCGTGCTATAAGACGGTCAAGACCAAGGAACAGATTCTCTCCCAGTATAATATCCGGGTGGACTGGGACTCACCCAGTATCTCCGAGGGTACGTTTGTCTATGACTTCTACGACTCGGAGATGAACACGATTATTATCCATAACGGGGACTCGAACAGCCCGCTTCACCGGGTGGTGAAGAAGCAGATACGCCACGGAGCAGACCGCGTACCTGTCTTTATCGGTCCGGTTGGGGCAAATCCGCTTATCATGTCCCTCCATAATACGAGTATCAAGGATACTATCTCTGATGTGGGAGAGTCTGTCTTCCGGTCAACACGGGATCTGTATCCGAAACATAATATGATGATGAGTACCCTTCTCGAACTGACCGCACGGTCACGGAGACAGGGCCTGATCGTCCGGTCACGGGACGGTACTAAGTCGCTCGAAGAGGACCCGTACCTCGAAGGATCGGAGATCTCCCTTGCCCAGAACGAGAACGTGGAGCCGCTTGGCCTTCTGGAGGTGGCCAAGGAAACCGGCGCGTTTATGAGCCTTGTCTCAGGAGAACTCCAGAGGGGGTCACTCCCCCACTCCGTCTACGGAGAGGTTCCGTTCCAGCTCTCTGGTTACGCTATCAATACCCTCAGACAGGGTGTGGATACGGTGGTCGGGAAATACCTCCGTTCTATCGAGAAGGCGTACCAGATGATGCTGGGAATTATCTCCGATCAGTATGCCTCCGGGTCGTATAAGTCGATGGAAGTGTCCGGCATGGACCGGAACCGCACCTACTTCTCCCAGGAGATAACCCCCGATGTGATCGAGGGGACAGGTTCTCCCGAAGTCCACCTCGTCGGCCAGCTGCCACAGGACGACATGACGAAGTTCTCTATGGCACAGATCGCAAGAGAAGGCCCGACACCGCTCCTGTCCGACAGGGCGATACGGGACAGGATTCTTGCGATACAGGATGCAGACCAGATGGAGGACGCTATCAAGGAGCAGATCGCAGAGAAGATGCTCCCCGAGGCAACGCTGTGGTCACTGCTCAGGGCCGCGGAACGGCAGGGCCGTGACGACCTGGCGGATATGTACATGGGAGAACTCGTCTCTGTCCTGTTTGAGAAACGAAAAGCACTCCAGGAACGTATGGCACCAGCACCACCACCGGCACCACCAATGGGGCCGGGTATGGCACCACCTCCAGGCGGGCCGATGGGTGGCCCACCGGGGTTTCCGCCACAGGTAATGCCTGACGCAATGCTTGGCGTACCGCCTCCGGTACCGACGCCGCAGGCAGGTCCGCTCGTCCCGCCGGGAACACCCAGGCCAGGGGCGCAGGGAGGACCCTAAATGACAATGCTGCAATGGACCCCCTTCGGGTCGGTGTTCAACCCTGAAGATATTGACATCGAGAACATTACCGGTGTGTTCAAGAGCCTCCCGCTTCTCGCCAGGCTTCCCGATACCGCAACGGTTGGGATGCTCACGGAGGGGAAGAGCCTTGAACAGGTAACAAGGGATGAGGCTGATCGTGAGGCCGATATGCTCCTTGAGGACTTCCCCGGTGATATCGACCCGTATGCCGTGGACTGGGGAGAGGACAAGGACGCACTGGATAAGGCGGTCTACCAGGTGAGTAACCCCAATTCCGTAGTAACCCCGTGGGGTGGTGGGTTTGCCGATGAAGAGCTGGATATGATCTTCGATGAGTATCCGGCAGCAGTTTCTCTTATTGATGTAGAACCAGGGGAAGATGTGGAATCACTGCTCGCAGAGGCTGATGAAGTGTACGATCTCTGGGGCACAGACCTCGATCCCATGCTTGAAGAGGCGGAAGAACTTGCAATGTCTCAGGGTATGGATGTGAATGAAGTCGTCGTCCAGATGGCTGACCAGATGCTTGATATGGCAGATCAGTCAACTGCTGGTATGGAAATGGCCGGAGGACCACTTGAGGCGGAACGATTTGCTCCTTCTCAGCCACCACTTATCATGCCGGAGGAGCCCTTTGTGGATGCTCCCCCTGCTATTCCACCCCCTAGCGTACCGGGGGGAATAGACCCGCTTCTGCTTGAGCAGCTAGGACCATCAGTCGGTGCGGGTATGCCACTGCAGGAACCTTCTGTGCCGGGAACAGATCCATTCCTTATTGATCCTGCCTATGATGTCCCCGTTCCGACAACTGCCGGTATGGAGATGGCAGGGGGGCAGATGGAGGCACAGAGGTTTGCGGAACCGATGCCTGGAGATATCCCAGGAGGGGATATTCCTCCGTGGGTTCAGGCAGCCCTTGCCCAAGTACCGGATCCAGTGCCGGGGCAAGTACCACCACTCCCGCCAGAGGACCCTTATGATCCGGGAATCATAGATCAAATCCTGGCGCTTACTGCTAAACCAGCGTCTGCTTATGAAGGCCCTGGGGGTCCAGTTCCACCAGCAACCCCAGTGGCGGATTCCACACCAGGTATGTGGGATACCGTAACAGGATTTCTTGGTGATGTTGGGGGGAACATAGGTGGATTTCTTGGGGATACCCTTGAACAATACGGAGCAGATATTCCTCACCCCATCACAGGTCAAACCGCAAGGATGGATATGGAACTCGGAAGGATGGGTGCGGAACTCAGTGGGTTGCCTGGGAGGATGCGAAGAGAAACAGAGGAGACGGCGAGGCAGTTAAACATAATGCTAATACGTGAACCGGGGTATGACGCTACCCCGGAACAAGTTATGGGCCAGATCCAGGAGGGCATAGACGCGGGGGATTATGACCCAAGGTATGTTGCGCAGTGGGTGGGGAGTAACCCAGGATGGTCACAACCTGGTAATCCCTACCACGGACTGTGGCAGGAGTATGCCACTGAACCTACGGCAGCTACTGCCGTGACACCCACGCCTACTCCTACACCTACGCCCACTGTGACACCTACTACCACACCTACGCCAACCGTTACTCCGGATTCTACACAGGATGTTGGTAGTGCATATGGACTGACGGGATTGGTTCGAGGAGAAGCGGGAAGGTTATTGGAGAAATCTTTCTATGATGCTATGAATGCTACGACAACCAGGTGGGGAACACCGCTCAGTCTAAGCGTTGCGTCAATGCCTAAAGCGAGCGATGAGGCTGAGGCGCTCTTTTGGCTATGGGAGGGGAAGAACCCCGATGTAGTTGGAGCAAGTCCAGAAAATATAGAGTCACGCTATACGGAGTTCCTTAATAAGTATATTCCGAATCCACACTATTACACATCTGGGGCAGGGTTTGATGCAAGGATACAAGGGCTTTCAGGTGAATTGACAGGTGATGATGTTGGCCACGAAGGGTTCAGAGGGGGAAGCCCCGAAGCCAATGATGCCCGGGATAGACGTCTCAAAACCCTGATGAAAGTCTATGGGTTTGGACGGGGTTTTGGTGCCGGGGATACTTGGGCGAATACGGTGATGGGACAGGCCGAGCGGGAGGGCGTTTCAATGGTGGATGTGTTTAGGACGAATACCCCCAAGAGGGTATCAGCACCTTTGCGGGGAACAGGCATGATGGAGCCTGCTATCCCTGCCTACTCCCCAATGCCTTCCTCAGTGGGGTCGCCTATGCCACGAGGCCCTGAATACTTCAGCGCCGCGGCAGGCGGTCATCCGTTTGGAAAGCCAGGGGAGACACTTAGGGAAAGGTTCCCACTGCGATTCTCAGGGAGATCGGCTGCCCCACAGTTGGCAGAAACACTTGATTAGGAACTAGGGAGGTAAGCGATGCCATTTAATCCACTGACAGGAAGATATGAACTAGACACATCTTTGTGGCAGTTGGGAACTGATCCAAGATACCCCCAGGCTACAGGACAGGCAATAGGTGATATTCCATCCAGCCTCATGGCAGATGCTGCGAGGGAGTATTGGGAACAAAGGACCCCAGAAATGGACTGGGAACGGATGCTGGTTGACCTGCCAGCAGATCCTCGCTGGCAATGGGGTTTGCAGTCTCTGCAACCACAACTTCAGTCCAGGTACTTACTGGCCCAACCATTCATGCCACCTGGGGCTGGCGCGGGTACATCCTTTTCTCAATTCCTGAGCGACATAGGTACTGCTCCTGGCTATAGGGTAAACAGGGAAGACCTCCTGAGAAGAGCTTCCCTTGCTGCAAGAATAGCCCAGATGCCCGTGGGACAGACAGCCGAAGGGCTTCTTAGCCCAACAGAGCAGGCGTACTATGGAATGTTTGGTGGTGGTACACAGGAAGCAATTGCGAACCAGAGGGCTGTTGCCAATCTGATCGCACGGCAACGCATGGGGCCTGGTGGTGGGCAATACCGGGGGAGACTGGGATCGGCAATAGATAAGGCAATGGGTGCCATGTATAGTGCCAGGCAGGCTAAGGGTGCTCCTGAAACCAGTTTCCTTGACTGGTATCTCAGGCAGAGGGGTACAGCACCAGGGACACTTGCGTGGTCCCCTACGGATCGCTTCATACCAACGACAACAACTGCTGGACAGGAAATAGCTGGGGGCGAGATTGAACGTCAGAGACAACTAACTGCTGCACAATATGCGGGGTTGACACCAAATCAGATTGGACAATTGCAGGGATTTGGATCGTCCGCTGTTGACCCTGTACTGGAAGGGACTATGGGGGATAGGAGAGATTGGCCACCTACTGCTTCGGGGGCATATCAGAGAGCGGCGGGAGGCGTACCGGACTTTGGGAGCACTCCGTACACACCTCCTACTAATGGGTATACACCTACCGACTGGGGATGGCGACAGCAGGGAACGGCTGGACAGGAGAGAGCTGGGGGGCCTGCTGAGTCGGCGAGGTTTATGGCAAGGACTCCTAGTGCGAGTCCATTTGCTTTGACTCCTGCGGCTCTTGCAGCACGAGATGCAAACGCATTTTCGGAATGGGTTGACCCTGCGCTGGAAGAGTACATGTATGGATATTGATGCTCTGAGCATATGGGGCAAATCTTATCTTGGGGGGTGTAGCCGATGACAATGCAGAATGGCTACCCTGGATTCGGGTCGAACTGGTGGTCGGAGGTACTGAAAGGGTACGAGCCAGCGCAATACTACAGTTCACCCAAGGGTACTGCCTTTGGACGCAGGAGCCCACGCAGGAGAAGGTACTTTTCCAACGCCTATGAGGATGTTATCAAGGACTACCTCGGGGCAACGGGTACTTCCATGCGTGCTGGGCAGGAGCCGATGAGCTTTATGGATTTCCTTGAGACTGACCCGTGGACGGCACGGTACTCGTCTCTACCACGAGCAACGAGAGGAGTAACGGGACTGGCGGCAAATCCTAGGACGCGGTTCCTCTACAACTTCTAATGGGAAGAGTAACACCAGAAGAGAGAAAACTAGGACTCGCACGGGCGGCAAATCCCAGGTTGGCAGAACTTCGTGAGCGTCAACCAGGGCAAGCCCCTGATTGGGCGGAAGATTGGGCGGAAGGCGTCTCTGATTGGGCTGGTCCTATTCTGGGGAAGGTTGGGGAAGCAATATCCCCAGCAATTCGACCTGTTTCTGAGGCATTTGAAGCGGCAGCCAGAGTTGACCCAGCGTTTGGGGCTGTGAAGGCCTTCTTTGACCCAACGACACAGCGTGTTATGGGAGCGGGGTGGCAAGGCCTTGGGTTAGCTACTAGTTTAGCAGCCACTCTCGATCCGGCTATTGGGCTTCAAGCAGAGCTGCTTGAACAGGCTATAGGCCCAGGCAAGCTCCCAGGTCAGATTCCCAGCCCCAGAAGAATACCTGGTGCAGCTAAGGCAGCTTGGGGAGAGATTACCGGAGAAGGCGACCCTCTCACACGGACGGAGAACGCAATCAAGGCATATCAGGACGCAATGAAGGCGGGGTGGGGGCATTGGTTTGCTGCGGAAATGTTAGGGGGAGCAGTAGCCGCTCCTGCCTCTGCTGTGGTAGGAAGAGGGCTAAAGGGACTTTCAGCGGCACCTAGGCTGATAGAAACACTACAGCCCGTTACCCGGTTAGCCCCCAAGGCTGTAAGACCCGCCGTAGAACGCGCTATCAGGCCGGGTCTGCGTGGTATCGGGGAAGCTTTTGAAGCGCCTCTACGAGCAGAAATGGCAATAGGCAGGGCAATGGCCGCACCGTTCCGTGGAGTAGCAGGAAGATTACGGGGCAGACCTGCCGGTGAGACTGCTGGAGAAGTCCTTCCAGAGATCCAGCACTCCTATCCCGACTGGGACTTCCTCGCTCCAGAGCAGCCAGTCTCCCAGAGGTTGCGGGCACCCCAAGAGATTATTGATGAGTATGGCTTTATACCTGAAGGAGTACCTTTTCAGGGGATGGGCGTGTCGCGTGGTGGATTTGGTGATTTACGGTTTGCGACTGGTGCCTCTGTTTATTTAGATGATGCCATAATTGCCAGCGGAAGAAAAATTGTTATGGTTCGTCTTCGTAATGGATCATTCCAACCGTTCTATAGGCGCACTGGTGGTGGCGGGCTTGCAGACGTAGGTGCTCAACCAGGGGAATGGGTTCCATTTGACGGAGTGGCTCTAAAGAACCAACCAAAATGGGATTTAGCAGGGACTCCGATAGGGCGTGGTTGGTTCAATCAGTCTGCATATACTGCTAAAGAAAATCAGGGCAGACTGTTACGATGGGGAACTAAAGAAAATAAGCGTATTGGTCAGGCTTTGAAGAATATGGAAGACTCTTTAGCCCCAGCAAGGGAAATTGGGGATGATGCAGCAGTGAATAGGTGGATGGGGGTTTCCGATGACTACCTTGAACAAGGGCCAGGAATAGGTAAAGGGCCAACTACCACAGTCGCACCTACGCGAGTGGTTCCGCCAAGAGAGGTGGGGTGGATGGAGTCAAGAGAACAAGCCGCCGACTTGCTTACTACACGATCAGGATTGAAGGCAGAAATAAATCATTTCAAGAAGGTAATAAGGGATGAACAAAAGGCCAGGAGAAGGTTTGCTGGAATGGGAGCAAAAAGAAAACAACTGGCTAAGTATGATGATAGCATTCGGGAGCAGAAGCAAACCGTAAAAATGCTACAGGATCGTTTTGATGCCATGCCAGTTCCAGCACGTAAACCTATTCCGACTGAAAGGGCGTTGGTTAGGTTAGATCCAGTAATGCAAGCACAGGAGGGTTTGGCTAAGAAACCCAGAACGGTTAAGCCAAGAATTACAGCGGAAGCTGCGCGTGGAAAGCCCGTCGAGCTTTCCGATGATTGGAAAGTCGCAGCCAAGGTAAATGACCCTAGTCCCACAAATCCTCCAAATAAAGGAGGCCCTCCTGGTGGGCAAGGGGGAATAGTTGATGATGCGGCTGATAATGCGAATGAGGCATTAGAGAGGCTACGCCGCCAGAGGATTGAGGATGAAGCTCCTGAAGGAACGCTGACACGACGACATGATGGTGCCATATCTGATGCTCAGAATGAGGTCCGCATTCTCGTGGATCAAGGTAATGAGCTATTACGGAAGGCGGGAGTTGTAGTGGCACGGCAAGGAAGATGGGTGCCACGAAAGCAGGATATTGCCAAGCTGGATGAGCTGTTTGAGGCTCTACACAACCCCAGCAAGGTGGCTAGAGGGGAGCTGCGAGTCCCCGCAGGTTTAGGAGAGGCGTATGAGGACCTGCGTAGGCTTACCGACTGGGAAGAGGCTATGCGGTTGAAGGTTGACCCAGGTATGGCGATTGAGGAAGACTACTTCTATCGTGGCTGGTTAGTACCCAAGGAGATGACTGAAGGAGTTGCTGGTGTCCCAGGTCCATTGGGGAGAAAGCCATCATTCCAGAAGCCGCGCGTGGACGCAACCTATCGAGAGATGCGTGATGCTGGATTTGAACCTATATCATGGAACCCGTATGAGCAATTACGCATATCAAAATTACAGCGCATTCGGCATGAACAACAGATGCAGCTTATAAGTGATCTCAAGGTAATGGAACTTGCCAAGCCGCAAGCGGATGTAGTTGGCGTGCCAGGGTGGCGCACACCCAAGGTTGGCCCCGCGTTTGAGGGGAATCAGTTCAAGGGTGCCAATTCCATTGGTGAGGAAGTGGTTGGGTATTCCTCAAGATGGGCTGTGCCGGATAAAGTGGCGAACCTGTTGGAGAATATGTATGGGACGATGCCTTCGGATGCCGTCTACTACGTTGGATCTAGAAGGATAAACATAATGAAACTCGTAGATAGGGTTGTCTTTATTCCCAAGAGGGCCAAGCTGTTCGGTTCCTTCTTTCAGCAGATTGACTTCATATATCGGTTTTATTCCGGTTCGTGGGGAGCATTTTCGGATGCCTTGTCACGGGGTAAGCCCATAACCTCAATCATGCACTTGGCTAAGATACCTAAGTCGATTTTTGATATTGGCAATGCGAACTTCAACCCGGGAGCCAGGGCGAGAATACGGGTGCAGTTAAATAGCACAGATCCTATAGTTCCTGGTCGCCCAGGTATACACTTTAAAGGAATCACGCAGGCCGGTCTTTCCACCATAGATACGACTATTATGCCTAGAGACCTTGACCAGGTGGCCCGTGTTGTCGCTGATGAACTCGGGCTATTGGGCAACAAGGCAGTTATGAGGGCTGTACGGAGTCTCGAAAGTGCGATGAGGAGAGGGCTCTATGAGGGTACATATCCCGCGGCCCATATAGCCGCCATAAAAAATTACGTAGCGCCCATGATGGTAAGGATGTATGGGAAAAACCTCAGCGATGAAGCCCTTAATGGACTGATTGCCCACGCAGCGAACAGGCATTTCTCTACTCTTCCCGCGGTACAGAGCATTCTCGGAAACCAAAGACCTTTTGTACGAGAGACATTGCGACGCATATTCTTCTCAATAGGTGAATCTGAGGGGCTGATTCGGCAGGCTACTGGGACGTTTCGTGGGCCTGCAAGGAGATACTGGCTAACACACTGGGCGGGTGTTTATCTTGGCCTTGCTGTCCTTGCCAATAGTATTCATTGGGCCGTTACAGGCGAACCATTGCCATTTCGACGGTATTCGCCTATATCTAAAGATAAATGGGGCCTTCTCCCGGTGGGCTATAATCCAGAGTTTATGGCACCCGATACCCCAATACGTGATCCAATTACTGGTAATAGGGTGATGGTAGATTTGGTCAATCAGATGGATACCGTCTTCCGACTTCTTGATCCGATATCATTTCTGTCGGCTCGTGAGTCTGTCCCTATACGAGCCGCGATAACGCAGCTTGGAGGGAGAGATTACTTCGGAAGACGCATTGATCAGGTAGGGCCAAACGGAATATATTCTAAACTAGCGAACTTGATTAATGATTTATTTAATCCGATTGGCCCAGGTCAATCAGCGGTGCAGATAGCACTACAGAAGGGGGTATTGCCAGAAGGGCTGCTTCCAGAGAGTGAGCGTCAGCTTGGGGTTTCCGGACAAGTAGTACAGGCTAGTGGAATAAATCTGAGAGGGGTGGAAAGATGGGGGTGGGATGCTCGGGATGCTGTGGATAAGTACACTATGGAGATTGATGGAGAGGAGACTACATTCGATGGCCTCAAGGAACATCCGCTTGTACGTGAATCAATAAAACTAAAGCTGCCACAGTTGGGAGATAAAGTGGATAAATACCTTGATGCCAGGTTTTCTGACAGGAGAGAGTTAGAGAAATCCTCTGATTTCAGGGCTATTCGGGATGCTTTGAGCGATGAATATGATAACGAGTATGGGAAACTGTATGAACTGAGAGACAAGTTCCTCAACAAAGCACCTAATGGATGGATTTATACAGCCGCTGCGACGGGTGTCAGCTTCCCTAACTCAAAGAAGATGAGGGATGCAATCAATATATGGATGGAGAAAGGCAATGAGTTCCCAGATGTAGACCTAAAAACATGGTCTGGTGATTTTGATAAGATGTATGAGGATATAAGAATTACCATGCAGAGATACTAATATCTGCATGGTATATGGTTTAGGTTTG